ACTACAGCGAACTGTTCCCCTCTGAAGAAGATGCAGCCGACCGCTGGTTTAAGTGCAAGCTGTTCTTCATCACGCTGGACGAAAAAAGCGGAGCGGAGAAAAAGACCTCCACTACCGTATTGGTACAGGCTTCCGATCTTCGCGATGCTGTAAAGAAACTGGACGAAGGAATGAAAGGTACAATGGCAGACTATCAGATCGCATCCGTAGCCGAAACCGCCATCATGGATGTATATCCGTATGAAGCTAAGGAAGTTCCGATATCCAACACTCAGATATCGGAAGGTGCTGATTCTCCTGTAGTACGCAATTTTATCCAGTCCCTACCGGATGGTTGCAGGACAACCATAACAGTAGCAGGAAAGCAGGTTGTTGTCGACAAGACCGGCAAGGACACGGTAGTAACCCCACATAAGGAAAAAGACGATGACATACGAGGAGATGATTAAAAAAGCGCAGTCGTACAAAATGCGCGGGAAGCCGAAGAATGACGAGCACCGCATACAGTCCGCTTGTGTCCGCTGGTTCCGTTTAAAATATCCGAAACTTAAAAACGTGCTTTTTGCTGTTCCCAATGGTGGCAGACGTGATGCCATCACCGGAGCGAGACTGAAGGAGGAAGGTGCGACCAGCGGAGTGTCAGATTTGATACTGCTGAAGAGCAACCGCTTCTATGGAGGACTTTGCATTGAGATGAAAAAGCCGGGAGGCCGCCAGTCTCCTGCACAAAAGGAATGGCAGAAGGATGCGGAAGCCAACGGAGCGAAATACGTCGTCTGTAAATCATTGGATGAGTTTATGAAAGTGACAATTGATTATTTGAATGACGTATGACAAACAGAAAAACTATAAACCATAAATTGAATTGCAAGTATGGAGATAAACTGTAAATATTGTCCTAAAAACGATGGGACCGGCAACTGCCTCATTAACGGATGCCCCCTGCCTCCTGTCATAAAGGAGATAGAAGAAATGCAGTCCTTTTTGGAGATAACCGCAAGTGACAATCCAAAGGAGCTTATAGACCGCCTCACTGATATAAACGTCTATCTCGCACGCTCTGGCAAGCTGCTTGCTGACGCCAAGGCATATCAGGATCAGGTGACAGCGAATGTATATGCCAGCCACATGGAATTCATCTCACGTGTTCCCGCGACTGTCGCCATGAAATTTGTCGCCGCGCAAAGTGTGACCGCCAATCAGATTGTGACATGGCTGGACCGTATAAACCGTACCCTCGTCCATGCCGGAGACAATATCAGGACCCAGATATCCTTTGCCAAACAGGATATGGCACTGCAAAGGAAAGGCTACTGATAAATAACGTTTAAATTATTGATATTCAGAAATATATTTATTGTAATCCCATAACAAAAAGTTAACTTTACAATATATATAACAAACTGATTATCAAACAATAGACATGATGAAAAAGGATACAAAAAGGAAATCATTTGTCTTCTATATAGAATGGCAGGAAGTGCTGATGGAATATCCTGAGGAGGTCAGACTTGAAGTGTACGATGCAATTATCAAGTACGCCGCATCGGGGACACTGTCGGAGCAGAAACCGTTGGCTAAAATGGCATTCTCTTTTATAAAGAAACAGATAGATGAGAATTTGCTACATGAACCTCCAAGCGGAGAAAACCACTGGAACTGGAAAGGTGGAATTACTGATGATAACCACAGATGCAGGAATTCAATCGGCCATAGAAATTGGCGAAATTCAGTCTTGGAAAGAGACAACTTTACATGTTGCCGTTGTAAAAAACGTAACATGGAGTTAAATGCACACCATATCAAACCATTTTCTTTATATCCCGAATTGAGATTCGATATAGATAATGGCATTACATTGTGTCGAGAATGTCATGTAAGACTACATAAAGAACAAATGAAATGGGAAAAGAAAGTTTTTTGATATATAAATCGTTTTACAAGCCTATATCGAAGTTATCGGACAAGCAACTTGGAAGATTATTCCGAGCTATATTCAAGTATCAACTTGGCGAGATTATTACGGTAGAGGAGGACATTGAAATAGCATTTGAGTTCTTCAAGAATCAATTTGAAATAGATGAAAACAAATACCATGGCATTGTCGAGAGAAACCGTAGTAATGGAAGCAAAGGGGGTGCTCCGAAGAGAGCGAAGAATGATAATTCGGATGATATTGGAACAACCCAAATAAACCCAAATAACCCAGTGGGTTTTTCAGAACCCAAAAAAGCCGATAATGATAATGTAAATGATAATAATAACTCTCTCTCTAGCGCGCATACGCGTGAAAACCTGGGCGATATTTCATCAGAAACATTCGATATGGATTTAGACAAATGCTTCGCGGACCTAAAGTCTGAGGAAGGATGGCTGAGGGATGCTTGGGAACGGGCATACAGGAACGGATTCAGGAACTTCACTTTGGATGAATGCAAAGACAAATACGTTGACCTGTACTATTGGAAGCTAAAGGGGGAAGGCGTTACACACAAGTCTGTTTCAGATGCAAAACGCCATTTCTCAAACTGGTTGATAACGGAACTTAAAAAACAGAAAGATGACAGAGCAAGAACAAAAACTTTCAGCAGAGCTACAACAGATCCGACAGGAAAAGTCATTTGCGGCGAAACTGAAACAGGAACAGATATACAATCTGGTGGAGCGTCACAAAAAGACTATTCTGCAAGATTTTGAATATGACCTGACGAATCCAGCCGAATATTACGCCCATCGTGATCTTGTCAGGCAGCTGGGCAATGATTATACTGGACGTGAATTCAGGGAGTTCGAGGTTGACGAGAACAACTCGAAGGTATTGTCTTTCCTGCTGTATTACTTCAACGGATGCAGACTGGCCGAGAAAGTGTTTCCCGATGAGGGTTACAAGATTCACAAGAACCTGCTGATTGTCGGGGCACCCGGCACTGGAAAAACAATGATCATGCAGATTTTCGCCGATTATCTGCGTCTGACACGGAATCCCAGCCAGTTTGAAAACCTCTCCGTCACCCAGATGATGAACTACTACAAGATGAACGGACACATAGACCTGTATTCCTACAACGAGGGGCAGTCAAAAGGATTCAATCCCGCCCCGTTCAATATCTGTCTGAACGACATAGGTTTGGAAACCGAGAATCAGAAGAGCTACGGTACCAGTCTTGACAGCGTGATAGACGAGTTTCTCTATGCGCGTTATGAGATTTACCAGCAGTTCGGGAAGAAATACCATATCACCAGCAATCTGAACATCGGTGATTTCAGGAAACGGTTTGAAGGACGTCTGATTGACAGATTCAAGAGTTTTAATGTCATTCCCCTGCTCGGAAACAGCCGCAGGAGATGACAGTTATATTAAGTTAAGCAGATGCGTTTTTAAGATTATATTATTTGAGAAACAAATAAATAAAAGTTATCTTTACATACATAAAAGAATTAATAAAAACCAAGAGCAATGAACATTACGAAAGTTTTGGCGGAAGAAGTTGCCAATAAAATGGTAGAGCCGTTAGAAAAGAAAATCAACCTGTTGCATGATGAACAGGTCAGGATTACGGAAGAGGTGATCCGAAAATCCATTCCACAGGAAATCACCGACTGTTTTCAAAAGTTCCGGTCTTATTTCTCTGTTGCATATAGCATCACACTGTTTAACGGTTCCTATGAAAAACGTGTTGCCGGACTGAAAGGATTTCCCAGCGCAAACGCTTACTATCCTCACATTGAGGCGGACAGGGAAGTTATTGAAAAGATAGACAAACTGGAAATCGAGATCAGTGCGGTAAAGGATGAGAAGACCAAGGTATATGAATCAGTCGTTGCGTCACTTCTGACATTACGGACATTCAAAAGAATCAAAGAGAATTTCCCTGAGGCATACAGACATATTGCCTGCTATGAAGATAAGGGAAAAACATCCGTATCCCTGCCGATAGACAATATCATGGACACTTTGAAAAAATACACCGTATGACATCTTGGGGAAGTTCACATTTTACAACTTCTCCCCTATTCTGCGGATAATCTGACTTTATTTTTTTATTTGAAAATCAAATAAAATTTACTATTATGCAAGAAACAACTCAATTGAATACACTGACCAACATCGTATTTGTCCTCACGGACGTTTTAGAAACCAACCTTCTAGAAATGCAGCAGCAATACAAGAAGGAAGGCTTTGAATTGCGGCACGATTCAAAAAGAAACTTCAACACAG